AAGGTCAGTTTGTGACCGTTGCTAAAGATGTTGAGCCTTAAAAATCGCATTAAAAAATTACTATATACCTTTGTAGCCGAATCATAAAAACGACCCAAAAATGTCATGTAACTCATTTTGCCAAGACCAACTACCCGAACAGTTACTGAATGACTGCGGGGCAACGGTAACGGGTGGCGGTGACCAAGCTATTATATTTGCTTGCGATGCTACCACTACCGACTTTTCAGACGAAGTAACCATTGCCGCTGATATTGCAAGTGGAAAAGCTACCTTATTCCAAGCGATTAAAGTAGGTGTTCCCGCTCAATCTGCTGTTGCTGCTGGGGCTTCTTATATCGCTGGGGCAGAGCCAAACACAACTACCTACACAATCGCGGGTACATGGATGGATCAAAACGTGAACGATACGAATGACCTTGCATACGCTGCAATCAACGCATCGAGCGGTACGGTTGTAGGCGCAATCCTAATCAAACCAGTTGACGAAACAACTGTTGGCATATTGGTTAGAGGTGTGAAAGGTTTGCAGTTTGTGGGCAGCTTGGTATTTCCTGATGACAATACCGATAACGCTCACTACGAGTTCACTTTTAATGGTAAGTTTGCAACTGGCATAAAGAGCCAAGTGCTACCCGTTGGAATCTTCTCTTAGTAGTATACTTTTAATCGCATTCGGAAAGCGGGGTTATGGGCTAATGGCTCACAACCTCGCTTTGTCGTTACATAAGCACAGCCCGAACGTACCGATACATATTTTCATAAGTGAGGACATATCGTTAAACCTCACGCGCCCAGAACTATTCGCGTCTATAAATATCCTACCTACCAAAGCCTATTTGAACAACGGAGGGCGTATTGACCCCGCGAAAGTCAAAACTCAAATATACACTTTGGGGCGTTCGATTGGATTAGACAAGTTCCTTTACTTAGATGTCGATGGATTAGCGTTGTGCGATATTGAACCTTTACTCCAAGACCTAAACGGCACAACCGTAGCTACCGAAGTGATGGGTTCGGGTGGTCGGTTTGATGAAATTGCGTATAATCTTTGGGCGAAATCGGAACGTACTTGGTCACACTTTGGGCTAAGTGAAACGGCTACACTTTGCGGCATTCAGTCAAGTTGGATGTACTTTGAAGCTGGGCGTGTTTGCGATAAGATGCAAGAGTATTTGGACTATTACATGGAGGTGGGCATACCCCGCGATATGCTGCAATTTGATTGGGGTGGCACGGTACCTGACGAGTTGCTATATCAAGGGGTGTTCGCAAAGATGGGGATAGTACCCAAGCGAACTACAGGCAAGCCCGTTATCTACTTTGGCAACCGCGATAACGTCAAAACCGAAAGTGAGGTGAAAACGGGTTACTACGTGCTATCAATTTACGGGCAAGGAACGGGGAAAACCTTAACTTTGCAGCGTTATTTCGCGATGTACGAACGCGAATTGAAGCAACTTAATGCACCTTCGCAGCTGGCAAGGATAAGACAGGACAAGCATTTGAATCGTGGAAATTAGTATTAATAAGGCATTTGCGCCCGCGTTTGCTTCAAGTAAACGATACATCCATTTCTACGGAGGCCGAGCGTCAGGGAAATCGCACAATATCGCCCTTTACCTTTTAGGCCGTTGTATGCAGCCCGATTACTTTAGGGGCGTTCTAATGCGCGAAATACACGGGTCAATTCGTGACAGCCAATTCCGCGAAATGAAAGATCTAATCGAAGCGCATGGATTAACCCCAATGTTTCAGGTAAACGAAACTACAATGGCGTTTAGATGCTTACTCACGGGCAACACGATAATCTCACGGGGCTTAAAAAAGACAAGCAAGAACGAAACCGCAAAGGTCAAATCCATAAAAGATCCCAGCGTTATTTGGTTTGAAGAAGCCGATGAAATAAGCGCGGAGGACTTTCGTAAAGCCGATATGTCGGTGAGAACAACACGGGGGCGGCTGCAAATCTTAATTAGCTATAATACCGATATTGAGGAAACGCATTGGCTTAGAACAGACTTTCACGACCAAGACCGCGATGATACTTTCTACTGCCATACGACATACGAAACCAATGCAAAGAACTTAGACAGCGCGTATATCCGAACGCTTACCACGCTGCAAACAGTAGACCCCGACTATTACCGAGTTTATGTTCTTGGACTTTGGGGTGGTAAAAAAGTAGTTGCACCTTTCGCCCATGCGTTCGACCGTAGCACTCACGTTAAGCCTTGCAGCTACAGCCCGACCCGACCGCTTTACATTTCGATGGACTTTAACATCGACCCGTTTGCGTTTATCTACTATCAATTTTGGCGCGATACGGAGGGCTACCATTTGCACGTATTTGAGGAGGAAACGATATTAGGCGGCACGGTTGATGAAGCAATTAACCGAATCAAAAACAAGTACGGCCAAGCATTGCATCTGTTAACCATACAAGGCGATTACAACGGCACTAATCGCAGCATGGTATCGCCCGACAAGTTGAGCGTTTACAAAACTTTACAGAAAGGGTTACGTTTACAGGATAGGCAATTCGACCTAAGACCAAACCCAAAGCACGTTAACAGCCGAAACGATGTGAACTATTTTCTGCGAAACTTTACAGACTTTAGAATCGACCCGAAATGCTTATATTTGACCCGTGACTTTGAACGTGTTGAAATTAACCCAGATGGCAGTATTCGCAAGTCAGACCGTTCACAGGGTAACCAAAGAGCCGACCATTTAGACGCTGCACGATACATGATTAACGGTAAAGACGTGCAGGCTTGGGCAAACATTCATAGGAAAACAAACAATGGATAAATTACCACATCCATCGCGTATTTTTAAGACGCCTAACGATTTACTTGAAGCGTGGAAAGCGTACAAGAAAAGCCTACAATCTAAAGCGTTGGAATGGCCTAAAATTCAGTATGTCGGTAAAGATGGCACAAGAGTTGAGGACTATCCAAAGTTGCCTTTGGTAATGGATGGCTTTGAATCATTTTGTTATGATTTTTATGGATGCGTTAACCAATACTTTGATAATAAAGACGGGTATTACGATGACTTCGTTACTATCTGTTCGCATATACGTAAGGAAATAAGAGCCGACCAAATAACTGGCGGGCTACTTGGCAACTACAATGCAAGCATAACCAATAGACTTAACAACCTAACTGAAAGCACAACAACTGAATTAACAGGCAATTTGCCAACCTCGGTTACATTTAACTTCACCGACATGAGCGGGGATAAAACAGACGAAGATGAGCTGCTATAACTGCGGGGGTTGCTCCGAAACAGAAAGAATGAACCTATGTCTAACGTCCGTTAATTTCGGCACGTTTCCTGTAAGCACATCGGTAACGCTAACCTTTGAATCCCTTGCGGATGGAAGCATTAGTACGGTCACGCAAACAAGCGCGAACACTGGCAACCTCACAATACTTGCAGCCGCGTTACCTTCATTCGTGGCGGGCGTTCGTTACAAGGTAAGCGCAAACGTAACTTGGACAGGAATAACGTGTGCCATTGTTGAATTTGGATTAGTACAGGGCGCAAGTGGAATCGTTACGAATGCTGCAAATGTGTTGACGGTATGCAATTAGGTATAATTGTCCTAACCTCGCTTGTTTCCGTTGGCTTTCACTTAGCCGTTATGGAGTTGATATTCACATTCTACGGCAATCCTGAGAACTTTTACCTATCACTAATCAAGCTGCACCAAAAGCTATCTAAGCCCCTTTGGTACTGCCCTACTTGCATGGCTTCGGTATGGGGTACGATTGGGCATTTCTACTTAGATGGCGAACTATACCTTTGGCCTGTCACCGTACTATCCGTTGCATTTCTAAACACACTACTTAACAAATGGGTATCAAATTAGCAAACCTAATCTTTGGGGCGCAACGTCTAAGCGATTGGCATAGGGCTAACCAAGCTGCTAATGTGCGTAGTGGTATGGTAGCCGAGTTCAAAGATGACAAAGGGCGGTGGTATTACTCATTCAGAGATGAAGGCGATGTACCTATTACACGGCTATCCGAAGCCCACACACACCTTCAATACATGGCTGCTGGGTTAAGTTCCGAAACGTGGAAGCAAGCACTTGAAACGATTACCGTGTGCCTTGCCAAACAGGACATTATCAAAGCTGGCGTGGTAATTAACGACCTGACCGACCTTGAAAAGAAGATCGTGAACTTGGATGCTTTGGTGAACATTATCGCCATCAACTACGTGCGCGAAGACGAGGACGTGTCAAAGATTAGCGCGTCCATCCATGCTGAAAAGTGCGACTACCTTAAGCATGAAACGGAGGAAGGTCGCTTTTTTTTTCGACTGCCCATGTTCATCAAATTACTGAGCGGGCTAACGGTTTCCAAGCAAGATGCAACGACCTTATCGAGAAACTTTCAACTGGTAAGCGAAAATCTGAAAAGAAGGTGGTCGATTTTACGTTCAGAGCAGCCCACCAACGAATAAGCAAGCAACGGCTTGAGTGGACGCGATTCCTTCGCTTTATGGGCAAGGATTCAGACGGGTTCGCAAGGTTACGGGATATGGGGCGTTCCGACTTCCTTTTGGAATTGTTTACCTTTGTCGAAACGCGGTTAAGCGAGATTAAACAGGCAAAGGATGGCAGACGAAATAGTAGCAAAGTATAGGGTTGATGTTTCGGGGGCGAGTGCTTCACTTGACCAATTAGCCGCTAAGACCCAAAAGACGGGGCAAACATTAGACGATTCATTCAACAAGGGTTCTGACGGTGTAAAGCGGTTACAATCCGAATTAGCCAAACAACCAAAGACATTAGCCGACTTAGAACTTCGCTTGGTTAAGTTGAAGGAATTGCTCCGCGATGATACCAAGATAGGCACGGAGGGATTTAAGCAAGTTACAAAGGCTATAAACGACACCAACGCGGCTATAAAACAGGCGAATGCTTCACTCGAAGAAACTCCAAAGAAAACAAATATAATAGTTGACGGGTTTAAGAAGTTGGGCGCGGCTATGCTGGCGGCATTTGCAGCGGATAGAATTGTTGCATTTGCAAAGGAAGCCGTAGAACTTGCGGCAAAAGCGGAGGGTGTTGAACGTGCTTTTAAAAAGATTGGAAGCGCTGATTTGCTTAATGGGTTAAGAAGTGCAACAAGGGGAACGGTTACCGATTTGGTCTTAATGCAAAGCGCTGTTAAGGCGGACAACTTCAAAATACCTTTAGACCAATTAGGCAGCCTTTTAAAGTATGCCCAAATGCAAGCCCGCGCAACTGGTCAAGATGTGGATTACCTTGTTGAATCGCTTATCACTGGTATAGGCAGAAAGTCGGTTTTAGTCTTGGACAACTTGCAAATAAGCGCGGTTGAATTACGAGAAAAATTAGGTGATGTTTCACTTGAGGCCGCAACCGTTGGGCAAGTTGCGGAAGCCGTTGGAACAATAGCATCTGCATCATTTGCCAAAATGGGTGAGCAGGCTTTAACAACAGCCGACAAGATAGCAAAAGTCAAAACCGCTTTTGATAATTTTAAAGTTGCGGTTGGCAAAGAGATAATACTTCAATTTGCTGACCTTAACGATGAAATAGCAAAAACAGGCGAAATACTTGGTAAAAGTGATATAGACGCTGCTTCTTTAGCGTTAAAAGGGCTTGGGTTAGTGGTTAAATTACTACTTACGCCATTTAGCGAATTGAATTGGTTAATTCAGCAGAACGCCAAGATATTCGCGTTTTTCAAAGGGCTATTTGATGGCGATGAATTGGAAACGGGAAGTAATCAACTAACCGCGTTACAAAAAGGATTTGCAGATATACGCAAGCTAATTGACGAAAACAATAAAGCAAAGGAAGCTGACAACGCTACAACAAAAAAACAAATCGAAAACCTATTTTTCGTAAACAGCGCGTTGAAGTTGCTGAACGAAGAAATGGAATTAGAGGGAACAAGCCTTGAAAGAATTACCGCAATACTGCCCGAAATACTCCGATTGGAAGAACAAAGAAGAAAGATTTTAGGCGAAGAAACGTTGGCGGCAAAGGCGGCTAGGATAGCAAAAGAGGAACTGCTAAAAATTGAGCAAAAACGCGCGGAGGATTACAACAAAGCTCAATCCGAGGAAGCCGAAAGGTTACTCAAACAGGAGGAGGACAACGCAAAGGAACGGGTTAAGATTGCGGAGGACATGGCAAAGATGCTTATTGATATTGAGCGGTATTTGGCAACGACAAGCGAAGAAATAAGGGATGTTGATTTAGCTGATAATCAAAGACAGTATGAAAAAGACCTTAAAGATGTAATTAACGCTGGGGCTGAAAAAGTTTTAGAAGGTGAAAAGTTAACCGCGCAACTTCAAGCGATTACAGACGCTAAAAACAAGGCAGATGAAGACGCGCAAAAAGCGCATAACGACAGGATTTTAGGACTAAATAAGGATAAGAACGATTCAATAAAAGACCAAGATGCTGAACTTGCTGCCGAAAAACAAAAGAAATTAGATGATGAATTAGATGCAATTGTTACCTATACAGGAGTGGCAGTTCAAGTTGTTGGGTTAATAGCACAGGCGCAACAACAACAAAACGATTACGAGTTTGCATTACTTGACGAGCGATTAGAAAGAGGGTTAATTACTCAAGAAGAATACGACAATAAGCGTAGGCAGTTGATGCAAAAGCAAGCCGAAGATGCTAAGACCGTTGCCGTTTTTAGTGCCATATTAGGCGGAATTGTGGCGGTGGTTAATGCGTTCAGAGATGGTGGTCCAGTATTGGCTGCAATTACTGCCGCTTTAGTTGCTATTGAAGTTGGCTTGGCTATTGCGACACCAGTACCCCAATTCGCAAAGGGTGTTGTAGATTTGCAAGGTGAGGGAACAGGAACAAGCGATTCGATTAGTGCTAAGCTATCAAAAGGCGAAAGCGTTATCACAGCTAAGGAAACAAGCAAGCACAAAGGGCTACTTGAAGCGATGAACAAAGGACTTGCAGAAAAGTACATACTAAGTAATTACGTAAAGCCAGCGTTGGATAGTGCGATGTTAAGCGGGTTTACGGATATTGGTAAAAGTGCGGAAATTAACGGGTTAACGGCTAACTTGAAAGACCATAACATTATCGCGGCAATGGATAGAAATAGACAGGCAACCGTACAAGGTTTAAAAATTATAGCCGAAAGAATGAGCAATCAAAAGGCGGCTAAACGTGGAGGATATGCTTAGTATTACATCGCCCGATTTTAGCATTACCAATCAACCTAACGGGATAACCGAATTAACGCACCGTGTATATTACTCAAGTGATTTAAGCGGTTTTCTTGAAGAAATAAACGGGGATTTAACTTTCTACGGAGCAGACTATACATTCCTTAGACGTGCCTACCTTAACAATTCATGCCGCATTATTCCATTTGAATTAACAGATGGGTGCGGTTTGGTATTGGACTGCAATATGTTTCTAAACGAATGCGAGTGGCGGCCTGACTTATGCCAAGTCAAAGGGCAACTTGTAGATGGTGGGTTCTTATCGCTTATTGACCAAAACATGGCAATCAAAGCCTATGTGAATGTGGGGCGGTCAAAGAACGATGTTGATATTTCTTCAAGTGCTGTGGAGCAAACCGACCTATTTTACTACGGGCAAAACCAACAAAGCGGGGGCGGTGACATTGCAGCGCAAAACAGGGTAGGCGTTCGCGTTTACGATGCCTTTAAGATGCTTGTTGCCTTTATGACTGATGGGGCTTTGGGGTTTGAATCGGACTTCTTTAGACCCGATGACTTAGGGCGTGGTTATTACACGCTTATCACAGGCAATTCGTTAAGGACGGGCGATGTAAATAGTTGGCCGCTTATTTCATTTGAAGAACTTTATACTGATTGTCAAAGGCTTTTTAACTTATCATTTGCAACGGAAACGGTGGGCGGTGTTAGGCGTTTAAGGATTGAGCCGACTTCATTCTTTAGGCAAACCAACGCTTCGATAACACTTGCCGACCCTGACGCTGTTACCCAAACATCAAACGAAAAGAGTTTTTACCAAAAGATTGAGTTTGGTTCAAATAAGTTTAGCGATGCCAATTTCGACTATTTTCCAAATGCTACCTTTTTGGGATTTAGAGAGGAAGAGTTCCATTTAGGTGGGCAATGCAATACGCGCAATGTTTTAAAATTACAAACAGAAACTTTAATTTACGACACCAACCGAATTCAAGCCGCGTTACCCGTTGCAAGTGGTGGGGCTGCCGACCCTGACAATATATTGGATGAGGACATTTACATCGTTCAACATTATTCAGATAATTCAGTTGCCAACACGCCCAATCCATTAAGCCCGACCGTTAATGTTTACTTTAATGAGATATTAAGTAACTACAATATCGCGCTAAGGTGGGGAGATGGAATACCTTACCCGATATATTTGTTTTTAGGATTGGCGCAGAACTTTGCTACTGGGGTGTTAACAATCACAAACTTTTTGCTTGCTGGAATTGGAGTATTTCGGTACGTTTTAGGTGGCGATAGTAATTTTGGTTTATTAGAACCTTTGCGGCAAATTGTTAATTGTAATGATGATACCTTTCCGCTTGGAGAAGACCCGAACGGAAACTATACTATTCAGTTAGCAACACCTTCAGCGCTTAACCCCGCATGGAGTGGCCCGAATCCTTACAACCTTTTAGGTGGACGATATACCGCACCGTTTGATGCAGTTTACGTTTGCAAATTTGAGGGTATAACTTACATTGAAACACAAGATCCAGCGCAAATTTTCGGTTTTGGCATGGCATTTCAAGTGTTTAATAGCTTTGATGTATTTCAATACGAACACTATTGGTTCAAAACATCGCAGCCTAATGCTGTTGGATTTGGAACGGCAAGTAATCAATGGGACGTAAGCGTTCCTTTGTTTATGAACACGGGTGATTATGTTATATTGACCATATTTGACCCTAAAGATTTAACATCTGATGGTGACGGGTTAGATTACACCATTATTTATATTCTGAACGGGGCAAAGTTTATAGTTGAAGATCCTTTAGGCGGTCAATGGGCAACCTACGACCCGAACGATAATGCTTTAATTAATACCGCCATTAAATATCCAATTACTTCGCAAACATGGCAAACCTATCTAAACAATAGGCATGGTATAATATCCGTTCCATTTAACAACGGGGCTATTGAGGGAAGGACAAACGACCTTAGCCGCAACCTTCACACGGGAATGACCGAGGTCAAAATAGTTAGTACCTTTGGGCAAACTGAAATATGAGCCTCGATTTAATCCCATACCAGCCGTTACCCTTTGGATTAGAGGACAACTGCACCCTTCCATGTTATGAGGGATGGATGCAAAAGATACAAGGCAGCACAGACGTTACATCCGTTCAATTTGCATACGGGGCGTGCGCTAATACGTTCAGCGAAACAATAGACGGCAACTTTACGGGATCTGGAGTTGATTGGATACAAGGCGGATTGTGGACGTTTCCCGATACGCGGGCTGTTAGTCCAATAGGCGGTGCTGGTTATATTCGGCAAGCAATAGCCAATGCAAGCGGTTTATATTACGAACTGGAGTTTACAATTGTGGTAAATAACGGGCTAATGTTGCTGAACTTTAGCGATGGAACAATCATTCCCTATTCAGCAAGTGGAACGTATACCTACACGTTTGAAAGCGTGGGCAAGACTTACGTGGAGTTCTTTTTCAATTCAGCGTTAGGGGGTACGGTTGCTAATGTTATAATGAAGCCGATTTTAACGCGGGTTAAGTTGGGGTTATTTTATCAAGATGGCACGTTTTTAGCATTTTTAGATGATCCAATATATGCTGCCGTAACCTACAACAACGGATTTTTAACGTATAACATAAATTGGAACGGGCTTGGTTTTCCCGAAGGTTGCCTTTACTTAGCCGCTTACGACCCTTGCCAATGCTCGCAGTTTGGATTTGCTGGTGATGACTTCCAAAGCCAAGCGCAATGGGATGTATACGCGGGCGGTGATGACTTAATTGTTATCACAGGCGGAACGATGCAAGCAAGCGCGATTACCCAAGCTGCCCACTATGTTAGGCGAAGGGATGTTCTTTGCCGAGATGTGGCGTACACAATCACGTTCACCATTAGCGGAATGCAAGGAACTGACACGTTCCAATTCGCAGCTGGGTTAACAAGCGGAACGATATACACAACGGACGGAACTTATACGGAGGTAATAAATCCAACGTGGACAAACGATGACCCGTTGGATTTGAGGTTCTTATTCCTGTTGGACATTGCTACTTTGCATTTCGTATTGATTACCGATTTCACTATTGAAGCAGTTGAGCCTATCGTTACCTATCGAAGCGTGGCGTTTGAATTGAAAGATACCTTTTGCCAATGCACGGTACTTGTATCCGCTTGCGGAAATGATGACCAGTTTAATATGGGATTTGTTGGCACAGGATTTAACCCGTCTATTCGCTTAGAATCAACTTTGAGGACTTCAAACTATCCAACTACCCGTGAAGCCTATGAGTTCAGCACAGGGCAAAAAAAGACTACCTATATGCGTACTCGAAAGGCGCGGTCTTTTGCTTACGGTGCGCCCGAATACGTGCATGACTTTATACGGTTAACGCTTGGGTTTGATAACGTCTACTTAGATGGTAGGGCTTCATTCTGCGAAGATGAAGAACCGCCATCGATAAGCTGGAGCGATGAAGTGGATTTCGGAGTTGCTACTTACACGTTCAGCGATGCCATAGAATTAACCGAGAAACGACCTTGCGCAGACGGTGTGCCTTTGGGATGCGACATTAATGGTGTCGAATTGGAGGTAAACGTAGGCACACGCAAGCCAATAATAAACACATCAACAGGCAAGACAATAAACATACCTAAACCGATATAAGATGGCAAGTATTAACGTCAATAATTTACCAGCAAAGGCAGCCGCAGCAATTACAACGGCCGACCAAGTGATGACCTTTACGGCAAGCGGAGATACTACTCAAACGCCATTTAATGAAGCGGTGGCACAGGCTAATAGTTTGAACGCAAACGCGGCCATAAACATTGCAAGCGTTACCATTCCAACGGCCGAAGTATTGACATTGTTCACTACTCCCGTACCTTTTGGAATTACCGTTCCTGTTGGGTACTATTTACGTGTGCTAGGTTGCGATGGGTATTTAGATTTTAATACAATAGCTTATGCAACCAATGGAAAACTGCTAATAAAAACCGTTGGAACTACCGACCCGCAAGCTGGATGGAGTGGGGCTCAGTTTTTATTCGGCACAACAAACCGATATTCTACAGGCTCACTAACGTCAGGAACTAGCGTTACGTCAAACCAACTAATTAGCGGTGCAGACTTGGAGGCGTATATTGATATTGGCAACCCAACGGCTGGCGATTCAGATATTACCGTTACACTTACCTACATACTAATCCCAACGCCTTAGTATGCCTACCGCAGCCGAATTACTTCGCGACAAGGTTAACGGCCTAACGGATATTCCTGACAGTTGGGTTAATCGAGTGACGGGGATACAGCCAAAGATAGCTGCAAGGTTAACGCGGTTAATGGCTAAGCTAACCACTACCAACGGAGTAGTTGACCAAACAGGCGCAAACCTTAGAACGGTCACGGCTATACTTGAGGACTTGCGGGCTTACATGACGCAAGGCGAATATGCTACGGTGATAGGTGAATTAAATAAAGACTTCATTCAGCAGCAAGCCACTTCCACAGCCTACATGACAACTTTAGGCGGGCAAGGTATCGAAACCACATTTGCAGCCCAAACATACGCAGCAAGACGGGCGCAACTTGTAGGGCAACTGGTAAACGGAATAGATGAAGCCGTGTTGAATCCCGTCTTTGAAACGCTACTTACAGGGATTGAAACCAAAGCGAGTTACTCCGATTTATTGGTAAGCGTAACGGATAGCATAGTTGGCACACCTAACTACGACGGGCGGTTACTTGCTTATTCGCGGCAACTTGTTACCGATACCATTGGCATAACGGATCGGGCGTTTACCGAGATTATCGCAGCAGACTTAGGCTTAGAGTGGTATCGTTACACGGGAGGTTTAATGGACACGACCAGATGCTTTTGCGAAAAACGCAACGGCAAGTGGTATCATAAAAAAGAGATTGAAAGCTGGGGCAACAAAGAGAATTTAGGCGAATGCAACACGGGCAAAGGATGGGCGGGAATGAATCGAGCTACGGATTCAAGTACAATCTTTGCCTATGCCGGTGGGTATAATTGCCAGCATTCTATATTGCCCGTTTCCGAAGCAGCAGTACCAACCGACACGCTCAAAGAAGCAATAGCTAAAGGATTCTATAAACCAAATGCAAAAACCCGTAAACTATTGGGAATATAGTTTAATTTTGCCGAATGCTTATCAAAACGGGTCACGTTATCGAGTTCAATATCGGTGAATTTGTGTACCTCAAAATGGATAAGGAACAGGAACGACTAATGGTAGTTGCCATCACTCTAAAACCTTGTAACGCTGTTATGTATGGAGTAAGCAACTCAAAGGATGAAAGCTGGTGCTACGGTATTGAGTTAAGCGCAGAACGGGATATACTTTTAGCTACATCGAATTGATTGCACTAACGTCTATTTCACCACGCCACGCGATTGGTGACGCACAAATAAAAGCAGTAGAAAGTTGGAAAGCGCAAGGTTGCCGAGTTATATCTTTGAATACTGCCAGCGAAATTTCGCTACTTAAAGACCGCTACAATATTGAGTTTGTCGAGGTAACGATTACAACCAAAGGTCTATACAAAGCACCTTATATTCTGATTGGCTCATTTATAGACCACGCAAGGAATAACGGTTTTGAATCAATAATGTTAATCAATAGCGACATTATTTTGAGGGGCGCGGTATCGGAGTATTTCAACAAGTGCAAAGAGGGATTAGTATTCTGCAACCGAACCGATTTTAACGGCAATTTTCAAGACCAAAAGTTATACCCTAATGGCTTTGACGTTTTCTTTATTCACTCCGACTATTACGATTTGATACCTCACACGCTATTTGCTATGGGGCAAACGTGGTGGGATTATTGGCTACCTTATCGCTTCATTATGAGCCGCGTGCAGTTGTTTCTAATCAAAGACCCTATATTTATGCACGAACGCCATCCCGTGCAATACAACGCTGATGAATGGCACAGAATGACAAGGCACTTTAGTTGGGTGGAAAACTACTTAGAAAGAGGGCGGCCACAGGACATAAACAACACGGTGTTTAGATTGATTCAAGCCAAATGCAAATAGACATTCTAATAAGGACTTATCCCAAAGATTACGAGTGGCTGCACTTAGCCCTTGCATCTATTCAAAAGCACGTCACGGGCTATCGTAATATCGTTATTTGCACACCAAAACCGCGCGGATTGGAACACCTAACCGCTGAAAGAGTAGTTCAAGTACCTGACCTTCCTGATGGTTACATTGGGCAGCAGCTGACCAAGTTGGAAGCATGGAAATATACCGATGCCGATGCCGTTGTGTTTTGGGATAGCGATGTAATTGCCATCGAACCGTTGGATGTTAACGAGTATTTTGAGAATGGAAAACCTATCATTTGGAAAACACGTTATTCAGAAATTACTTGCCCATGGCAACCGATAACCGAAGCCGCGATGAAATACATGGTGGAGTGGGAATATATGCGGAGGATGCCTTTAGTTTACCACACAAAGACGCTAAAGAACGTATGTATGTATTTAGAGGAAGTTCATAAATTACCGCTGTTCACTTACCTAAGCCGCGTTCCTTATCGTTCCTTTTCGGAATTTAATGTGATGGGTGCATTTGCCGAAGTGCATGAGCCGAAAGGTTACGTATTCAAAGATACCAACGGGGCTGATATGCCAAAGATTAAGGCAATGCAGTTTTGGAGTTGGGGCGGGATTACTAATGATGTTTTAGCGCAAATCAAATGATTATACACGAATTTCCAAACGGTAAAAAAGTAGCGTTAATTGAGGACGATACTCACATAAGCAAGTGGGTAATTGAGAACCAACGCTTAGACCACGACCGAAGCACGTTACCGCTATTAGATGAATTTATCCATCGGGGCTTTACGGTAGTTGACATTGGGGCTTATATCGGTGACCATACCATTGCCTATTCTAATCGGGTCGGGTCGCGTGGTTCTGTTTACGCATTTGAGCCAAACCCGAAAGCCTTTGAATGTTTGGAGTATAATTTGAAAGGCAAGGATAACACGGTATGCTTTAAGCGTGGGGTAAGCGACAAGAAACACACCATAGGATTAGCCCACGATATTAACGCTGGGGCTACTCACGCCATCGCAGAGGGCAATATCCAATGCGTTTCATTAGATTCAATTAACCTACCCGAATGCGACTTCATTAAGATGGATTGCGAGGGTATGGAAGTCAAAGCGTTAAAAGGCGCAGCGTTAACCATTAAAAAATTCGCACCTACTATGTTAATAGAGGTGAACGAAACCGCACTTGAAAGGCAAGGTGAAAGCCGCGCTTCTTTGCTTGCCTTGTTGGATTCTATGGGATATGAGTACCGCAACCTTTACAAAAATGAGGGATTGGAAGGGGCGCAAGTGGACATTATTTGTACTCCGATATGAAAGCATTTGTAACTGGTGCAACGGGTCAGGATGGAAGCTATCTTTCGGAGTACCTTCTTAGCTTAGGCTACGAAGTACACGGCATGATTCGCGCAAGTTCAAACATCGTGCAAGAATCTAAACGGTTAAAGTTGTGCTACTCAAACCCGAAATTCCACACGCACTACGGGGATATGACCGACCCGTTAAGTTTGGAGCGGATATTAACAGACGTACAGCCCGATGAAGTTTACAACTTAGCAGCACAATCACACGTACGCATTTCTTTTGACGTGCCGCAATTTACCGTTCAAACCGATGCCGTTGGCGTGATTAACTTGTTGGAATCGATGCGGAGGGTTTGCCCGAATGCCAAGATGTACCAAGCAAGCAGCAGCGAAATGTTTGGGCTTAGTTGTGATGCGGACGGCTACCAACGCGAAACAACACCGCTCAATCCTGTTAGCCCTTACGGCTGCTCAAAGGTATTCGCTTACAACGTGGTTCGCCATTATCGGAGGGCTTACGGAATGCACTTGAGTAATGGGATTCTATTTAACCACGAAAGCCCGCGCAGAGGTGTTGACTTTGTAACGAATAAGGTAGTCAAGGCTGCCGCAATGATAGCACACGGCAAACAGGACAAACTGGAGTTGGGCAACTTAGATGCAAGTAGGGATTGGGGTCACGCTAAAGACTACGTGAAAGTGATGCACGCCATGCTGCAACTTAGCGAGCCGACTGATTACGTATGCAGCATGATGGAAACGCACACCGTACGCGAGTTATGCGAGTTGGCGTTTAGTTACTTCGATTTGAATTATCGCGATCATGTAACACTTAACCCGAAATACTTACGTGCGGAGGAACTGCCATACTTGAAAGGCGATTCGACAAAGTTGCGGAGCGAATTAGGATGGCAACCGACATACACTTTTGAAAGTATGATAATCGAAATGTGCCAGCATTGGACTGATGAGATAAACGGCAAAGAAAGCACACGCTAAAAATTAACTAACTTTGTGGCATGGCACGAAATATAAAGATACGTCCTCAAGATAGGCCAATACGGGGGCGGTGTGGCGGCAAAAAGTCAGGCTGCCAATTGACTGACTTTTATATCGTAATGAAACAGGCAGCATGAACGAGGTCGATGTTAGGCGGTTATTAGATAATGTTCTTGAAGTTGAAAAGAACACTAAAAAAGGTGATATTCCTAAGTATCGGGATGGTTACGTTGCCGCAATCGAGCAGCGCAATTCTATACTTGTCCATGCAGACCCTAACGTATTCCCCGAAAAGCTATTTAGAAACCGCGCCCCGAATCAAGATTTGGAGCAACAAAAGTATATAAAGGACAATTATACCAACACCACATCGCAAGTATTCCAAGACTACCTAACCGTTATTGGTAGGGCGTTTATAGATTCCAACTGGCAAGTAATACCGAAAGAAGGTAGTGAGGATTTGATGAAATACCTACTTACCGACTTGCCTATTTATGGATCTGTTGAAACCTTTGTGAAAGGCGTATTACCTTCCATCAAAACAAAAGATGCAAACGGTTTGGTTGCCGTTATGCCGCACGGATTTGAGTATGTAGAAAGTGAGGATGGTGAAAGTAGAGTTGATGACCAAAAACTATTTGAGCCAACCATTTACTATTATGCCAGCGATAAGGTTATCGACTACAAAAGCGGCCATTATGCCCTTTGCGTTAGTTCTGAAATGTCACGGGTCGAGTACAACGGAAAAGAACATAGAATGGGGCGGGTTATGTATTTGTATACCCGCGAAACCATTTGGAGAATTGAGCAAGTGGGCAGACAAACCGAAAACACTTACGCAATCTTTGAATACTTTGCACACGGTGAGGGTATCTTGCCCGTTATTGAATTAAAAGGAGCGCCACAGATTTCGCCCGATGGCAGTATCTATTGGGTAAGTCCTTTTTATTACGCGGTTGGTCTGCTGAACTTAGCCTTAACAAATCGCAATTACTTACAGCTATCAATAGCTAATAGCGCGTTTCCATTTAGAATTATGAAAGCTTCAAAGTGCGAGTTCCACGATGAAGTAAGCAATTGCCAAAACGGACATTTGATTTCAATTGAAACGGGCAAAGACGTAGGTACGTGTGGGGCGTGTCAAGGTACGGGAGCATATCGCCCAGTTAGCCCGATGGGTACTTTGCTTTGGACTGATTCAGACCGATTCAGCGAAGGCCAAGCAAGCAACTACCCACTTGTCGAATACGTAGAACCGTCCACCAATGCAATGTCTTTCGTGCGTGAACAGGTGGATATTGATACCAAAGAAGCGCGGTCAATTCTGCACCTACAAACGTCTACAACCGATGTAAAGGGTTCAAAGGATATGACGGCTACAGGGATGGCAATAGACCAGCAGTCTATGTTTTCGTTTGTTAAGAGCGTGAGTGAGCAGATATTCGATGTGTTTGACTTTGCCAATCACAGGATAGCATTCCAACGCTATGAAGATGCTGACCTTGCCCCGACTTTGATTTATCCGCAGACGTTTGATTTTAGAACCGAAGCCGATATATGGGAGCAGATTAAGATGGCAAGGGATAGCGAAGCACCCGCATACATTATGCACACGTTGTTCTACCAACTAATGAACAATCTACTTAGTTCAGACGTTGATGCACAGGCGGTTCTAAGTTCTATTGTTATTGCAGACAAGTTGTTTGCTTTAAGCGACACGGCCATCGCATTGCGTAAGGCAACCAACTCAATTGAGCCGTGGCAAATTACCTTGCATGATTCGTCTATTCAGATTGCACAGGAGTTGATACAAGAAGATCCTAAGTTCTTGGAGCTGGATAATGCTGAACGTGTGGCAAAACTTGTAGAACGGGCGAAATTGAATACCTTTGTGCCTAATTCATTACTCACGAATCAAATCTTGAATGCCTAAAAATACTTTAATTAAGTGCATAGTTAACGGCAAAGAGTTACGCCTATTTAACTATGAAGCCCTAACGGGTGAGTTCTTTAGTCGGTTACTTAAACTGCCGAACATCAAAAGCATCGAAGTAAGCGACCCGAATTTAGAGGACAAATTAACCAAAGACGAATTTAGCCAGCTTGCCCAAAGGTTTGAGTACCTTGCGCCTAAAGTAAGGAAGCCCGAACCTTTGCCGTTGGAGGAATTTGAAACGCCTACCGAAAAACCAAAACAAACCCGTAAACCAAAAACAGATGCCAATTGAAGTTAAAGACCTTGCCGACTTTTTGGGCGTTACCATAACAGCCGACACCACTATTGATAACGTCAAAGAAGAAATAAACGCGAAGTACGTGCCAACTGAAAGGCATTCAACAGCGTTAGGCGAATTGAACGGAAAAGTATCACACGCCATTAAAAAGGGGTTTAAAGATATAGGGGTTGAAATTGACCCGTCTGAATTGAAAGATAAAAACCTTACTGATTTGCCATCAATTTTTGCGGGCGCGGTTAAGTCACGATTTGCCGAACTTGAAGCCGCAAAAGGTTTGACGGCTGAACAGGCAGAGGCTAAGTTTAAAGGTGATTTGGACAAGTACAAGAAGCAACTCGAAGATTTGAGCGGGCTTCATGAAGGAACGAAAAACGAATTTAACCAGTTTAAAGAAAGCGTAATTTCTGAAAAGCGTACGGGCAAAATTCAAGGCGAATTTGAAAACGTGCTAAAAGGATTGAAGTTTTCAGAAGCCGCAAGCCCGTTAGCCGTAAAGGGATTCAAAGCCGATTTGAACGAAACATTCAAATTTGATTTGAGCGAAGAAGGCAACCCGATTGTCCGCGATATTAAAGGCGAACTGATTAAATCAAAAGTTAAAAGTGGTGAGCCAGCTACCTACGAAGAAGTGATTAAAGCCAAGTTTGAAGAGTCAAAATTGGGTGCTGTAATCGATTCAAAAAAAGTACCTAACTTTGCCACCACTTACACGCCACCAATCGGACAGAATAACGTCAAGAAGGTAGCTGCAAGGCATTAATACGAATACGAGTACACTTTGGGCGTGACATCCCTTAAAATGTTTTTTGGCGAGGATTGCGGCCTACTGCATGACATCAAACCTTAAAACTAAAACATCATGTCACAATCATTGTGCGAAATCGTAACTTGCCCAGCAATACAGAACTCTTTGGATTCTGCTTTTGCTAATCAAAACAATATGGCTCCCATTGCGTTGCCATTCCTTACCCACGTAATGAGCGAGGGTAACCGTTCAGCATCAACAATCAAAGGCTTAACAGGCGCGTCTAAAGTGCGTCAGGTCGAGATTGTTTATGACCAACCCTTCCTAACCTCCGACATCAACGAGAATACTTCTGGTTGTGCGGCTAGTCACACCGAATGCGACTTTGTTGAAACTTACAGCTTTGACACGTCTTTGAACGTAGGTAAGGACTTCACAGTTAGCCCTTCCGATTTGGTTGGTACTTGCGAAGAAAATAGCGCATTTGTTGCCCGCAAAGTTCAAAAGATTATAAACGGAATTAAGGAGAAAGAAAGTGAGCGCCTTGCCCTTGCTGCTGCTACTCAATTCGGTGGATGGTCAAAGGACACTGGTGATATTCTTGGAACTAACCTTAGTGGTAACATTCTTCAGGTTAATACCACTTTGGCAAACGGAACGGATGCACGTCCTGTTAACTCTGCTTTGTTTGAGCAAATTCAAACCGCTCTTTTGATGAGCCGTATTAACGGTGCTTCAATCTTTGGAGCGAATGAGTTGGCAAGCTACTTGCGTAAGGCAATAGCTGGTGGTTCATCTGATGGACTTGGATATGACTTGATGGCAATTATCGAGCGTTTCGGTCTTGCCGCGGTTTATGACCGTCATTTGGCCAATGCTTTGGTATCGGTTAACGCTACTAACCTTGCCGTTGGTCTTGGTTCTATCGTTCCAGTTGGATTTAGCTTGTACGAAGCTGACTTCAATAAGTTGTCGGATTCTTCCAACATCGCAGATACCATCTTCGATCCAGCTACTGGCATGAAGTTCGACTACCGTATGCAACGCCTTTGTGATGATTGGAACATCAACATACGTGCAACATACCAATACTACACAGCCCCAGCATACCTTTACCAAGTTGGCAGCAACTTTGAAGGAGTAAAAGGACTTGCAGCGTTGGAAGTAGTTTGTACTGATTTGGCTGCTTGTGCAGAAGGATAATTGATTAACCTAAAATTGAAGGGGTTGGGCTAATACCTAACCCCTTTTTTTTTACTTAAATTTGCGATATGACTTGCTTAGAAACACTTATAGGATTGCAAGGGGGTTGTGCCGACATTAGTACGGCTGCAAATACCTACCTAAATACCAAAGTCACCTACTCCGAACTTTCATCTTATGTAGACCAAAACGACTACCCAAGCGTTGATGACTTGTTTATCGCGTTACGTAGTCAGGCGGTTCGTGAGGTAATTGATTCGATTACAGCCCACATGAAAGATGGGTTCGTTGCCAAGACCGTTGTAAGCACTCAAACGATTGGGTACGCTGGTACGTCCTTAGCTACTTCGGCTGCATTGGCGAAGTACAAAGGCGTTAAACTTTGGCGCAAGTACCCTATGCCTTTCTTAGCTTATCGGGTTACAAGTGTTGGGTTCATCGGTAATTACACGGGCAACGTAACGGTGTTATTTGTGGATGGTATTACGGGCGTAACTTTAGGAAGTCAGGTAGTTGCCGCGGTGGCTGGTCAAGAAATAAGCGTTGACGTGAACGCATTGTATCGCGTGGAAAAGTTGCTTATCATTTACAATGCAAGCGCGATTACAGCCTACAAAACAACCCCAACAACATCGGGGCAAACTTGCTACACTTGCCCGACATCGTGCAGCATAAACGCACACGTGACCGCACAGGCAATAACGGCTACAATAGGTGCGCCACTTACCCAATCAACTTTAAGCGACATGGGAGGGCTTATATTGAGCGTATCGATGGAGTGCGATGCGGAGGGTTGGATGTGCCAGTACAGGCAGCAATTAGCTATGCCAATACTCTTTAAGGTTGCCGAGTTGGTTATGGAATACGCGCTTTACAACACTTCGAGGGGTAACACCAACACGGTTCGCGACTATGACAAACTTGTGGCTCGGCAAAGTATGTACCGCGATAATTTCAACACGGCAATGGATAGGGTATTCAATACCGTTAACCTACCCAACGACCCGATATGTTTTAATTGCCGACGCGGCATCCAGATTAGAACGACCTTGCCATGATCCGCGAAAGGGATAGGGCTTGCGAGTGGATTAGTGGCTTAGGTTACTGCCGATTTACACGCACTTATACATCTTTTACTTTTCAGTTATGGCTCAATTAACGCCCGAACAATTTGCGGCTAAGTTGCGCGAGAAAGCAAAGGCAATAGCGTTAAACGCACCTTTACAAATTGCAGCGCAATCCGTCCACGCAGATAGGGTAATTCGGATTTTTAGCGATGGCATAAGTGGCGCGAGTTACAATAAAACAGACGCGCTTTATGTAGCCGACAAGGATTTAAGGCGGGCGGGAACTCACAAAGGCAAAACAGGCAAGCAAATAAAGACCACGTATTACCCAAGCTATTACGACCTTAAACAGCAGCAAGGCTTTGACCCGAACACGGTTAATATGCGTTTGACAAACGACTTACAAAGCGACTTTGCAAACTCACAGAAAACTAACACAACGGGCGCACCTCCAGTAGGTGAAGTAATTAAGGTAAACAATAATTTATATGTGGAAGCATTGCGGAGGTCGGAGAACGTGGATAAGCTGAAAGGCAATATAAAGCGTTTCGGTAACTTTGTGGCATTCACTCAAAAAGAGAAAGACGATTTTCAAAGGAGATACGCTTTTGAAATGACAAAACTACTTCAATCATGACCGAAGCAATAGTAAACTACCTTAATCTTAAACTTGAAACCGTTGGAAGGTTAGGGGTTATTCATTGCCTTGCTGAATTACGGAGTGATGGCACGACTACCGTACCCTACGTTTACAGCGGAACTGGGCAAGTAGTACCGATTAACATTGATGGCGGTAACTTGTCTTATTGGAGGATGGATAACCCAATTAGCTTTGAACCGATTGTTGGAAAATATGGCGTTAATCAAATGTCAGGTACTTACGACCTACGTTTGGTTGTCGTTGCAAGGCGCAAGGATAGCACAGTAGACGATGCCTTTATGCCAACAAGGTTAGCGGAGGACATCGCTAACCAAATAACGGGCAGCTTTCCCGATTTGAAACTTCTACTCAAAGCCCAATCCGTTAGCATTAGGGTTAATTCAATAGATACAAACATCCCGAAGATATGGGGCGAAGAATTTACAGGCACGCAAGTAAACGACCTTAATTATACACGGGCTATAATGGCCTTAAGCGTTTCGGTAACGGTAATTGGTAGCCGCGACTGTTGGCAGAATGAGTGCGATATTGACCCGAACATTCTGCACATCTTTGACTTTTGCAATCCTAATGTAGTCGCTGAATTAACGCCAACGCAAGTGGCCTGTTTGGAAGATGCTTTATGCGAACCTTGCTTAGATGCAACCATTGATATTAACGGGTTGCCATTCGATACCGTTCCAAGCGGAGGAACTTTAGATATTGCAGTTATTGACACGGGTTCAAATCCAGTTGGCTCACAAAGTGGAACGGATTGGGTTATCGCCAACAACGCCACGTATATAAATAGCGTTCAAGTTACTGACCAAGCCGCTGAACAAGATGCCTTTATTGCTGTTGAATTAGACGGTAATCCATCGGGAACGTGGAATTCTGGTACGCAAACTTGGGAGGTTACAAGCCCACCTTGCGCAGATGGAAACATCGAACTAAACGGTGTGCCAGTCGCTACGGTTGCAAGCGGAGGCACGGAGGACATTCCTGTACTTTCAGAGGGTTCAAATCCTGTCGGTTCTCTTGTAGGGTCAGATTGGGTAATTGAAAATAACGCCACTACAATAAACGGTGTTCAAGTAACCGATCAAGAAGCAGAACAGGATGCGGCTATATTTGTAACCCGTGACGGAGTTCAAAACGGTACTTGGAATGCTGGAATTCAAACGTGGGAAGTCACCTCCGCAGCCTGTTCACCAGTCACCTTTCAGATAAACGCAGTCAACAAGGAATCCTTGTCAAGTGGTTCTACGTTTAACTTAATCACTAAGTTAGACGGGGCGGTTAATTCGGGAACGTACGATGCGCCTACGGATACGCTTAGCTTTACAAGTGCAAACGACCTTACCATAAATATATCGGTTGCAGTTAGCGCGGTTAGTGCCACATTTACAGTAGCCGCAATTACAGCGGGTACAATCACAGCGGTTAACGCTGGAGGTTTGGGTAGCTTTGTAATCAAGAAAAACGCTGGAGTAGTTACCGCACCTTTCACAATGGCAATAGCAGACGTTATGTTGTTTGAATTTACGGCAGCCGTAAGCGCAACCACAATAGTATTAACGGGAACATTCTAATGAGTAGACGCGTCAATCTTATTGGGTATAGTTCAGCACCTTTATACTTACCACAGACCATTGCTTATATGGCTGTGACAGGCATACCAGCGGACGGAACAATTACTATTTATGGAGTTTCAGGATTAAGTGTATGGACAGCCGTTAATAATTTTTTTATAACGGGAGTAGCTGACGGATGGCTTTCTCAAATGATGGCTCTTTATTTATACATCGGAGGAACTGCAACAACACATAAATATAACGCGGTTAACCCGTTAGATACTGATGCCGCCTTTAGGGTTACGTGGGCTGGAACAATAACCCATAGTGCTACGGGGGTTAAGGGTAATGGAGTAAATGGATGGGGAGATACTCACTTAATTTATTCAACCAGTCTAAGCCCTTACAGTTCTGCAATAGGATATTATAACTCGCTTAATGATTGGTCTGTTGACCGAATGGACATTGGGGCAAGTGGTGGGTATCTGCCCATATTTGCCATTTTTAAAAGCATAGCTCCGGGCAACGTGTTTGTTGGCGATGGATTAGATTATGGAGCACATAGAATTTTCAGAAACATAGGTTCTGTTACTGGATTATTTGATATGTCTATTGAAAGCAATGTAATGCAATCTTTAGCTAGAAATGGCGTATTGTTAGGTTCGGTCAATACCGTGCCGCAAACACAATCTAACGGCCCAGCAGTACCAATAGCTTTGATGGCACGTAGGGATAACGCAAACCCTGTACAATTCTCTCCAGCTACATACAATATGCACTACATAGCTAAAGGTCTTACCATAGCTCAAAGGTTAAGTTTTTATAACGCAATTCAAGCACTACAAGTTATTCTAAATAGACCAGCGATATGATAGTGGCATTACTAACAAACGAACAGGCTAATAACTTTATGAATTTAGAGTTTGCAAACGATTGTAGGTGTTACCCTGTTCAAGATGGATTAGGTAGGTGGGTAATCGGTATTGATGAAATGAACGGAATTGGATTAGATTGTGAATTAGTTGAATGGATACCAGTTGAAAAAATACCTTTAAGCGATGAAATTCAGTAGCCACTACATCCGCTTAATACTTGCATTTATCGTGTACATTAGCGCAATGGGTTACGTATTCGCGGCTTCATTTTTAACTATCCCAACGGAGAACCAGCGGACAATCGACACGGCTATTGGCTTTGCCTTTGGTATCGTTACCTCCGTTGCATCATATTATTTTGGCAGTTCGCAAGGATCGGCCGATAAAGACAAACGAAACAATGGCACACTTTAAGGCAATGGAAGCAGAGGGGATAGCGGCAATAGTTTCAGCGGTTGTAGGGCTTGCTGGTGGTAAATTTTGGGGCAAAAGTCAACAACTTGACGAGGTTAAGCTATTGATTAGTGAATACCAAGAAGCACATAAGCTAACAAAGGAAGATTTGTCCGATATTCGCGCAGAATTAGAGAGGTCTAAAAAAGCCGAAGAAATTTGTTTCCAACAGCATAGAGAAGCAATGCACAGAATAGACGAATTAGACCGTGGCATTCGCTCATTTACAGGAATACCAACTAAACCGAAGAATGAATAATGGCAAAGATAACCGTAGGGGGTCAATTTAAGCCCCGTAGCAGACGCAAATTGCGCAGACATAGTAAGAGTAGGGCTAAAGGATTCAAAGCGTACAGAGGGCAAGGGCGTTAACCTTACAAAATAAAAATGTTCAATATCCAATTTGCGTTACCACCCGAAGGATTTAAGCGACTTTTTTACGATATTGAAACAAGCCCGAACATCGGTTTCTTTTGGCAAGCTGGCTACAAGCTAAACATACCGCCCGAAAACATAATAAAAGAACGTGCCATCATTTGCATCTGTTGGAAATGGGAAGGGCAAAAAGTAGTGCATAGCGTGGAATGGCAAGAGGGTTGCGACATTGCAGCCCTTTCGGCATTTATGGCGGTTGCTTTAGAAGCTGATGAAATAGTAGGGCATAACGGGGATAACTTTGACGAGAAATGGATTCGCACCCGTTGCCTTATTCATGGCATAATTTGTCCTCCAAAGTTTACCAGTTTGGACACGCTAAAGAAAGCCCGTACGCATTTCCGATTTAACTCTAACAAGTTGGACTACTTAGGGCAGCTACTTTTGGGCAAAGGCAAAGACAGCGTGTCGTGGGGCGATTGGGTAGCCGTTGTGCTGCATAATGACCGTGATGCGTTGGATAAGATGGTAGCATATTGCAAGGTTGACGTGGAGGTGTTGGAGGGCGTGTTCCATAAGTTGCAACCCTATGTTACAAGCAACTCACACGCTGGGGCGGCTACTGGGCATGGTAGGTATAGTTGCCCAGCCTGCGGAAGCGAAGAAACAATTAACAGGGGCACACGTTACACGGCTGCTGGATTACCACGCCATCGGATTACTTGCACAAATAAACTTTGCGGAAAGCATTTCACCGTAAGCACTAAAGTATTACAGGACAAGATTGCAGACGATTACATCAAAGCTAAACGAGCCGAATGACAAAGCAAGAAGCTACACTTTTCGCAAAGGATATGTATCAGGCATTCAATACTATGGATAGAAATTCTTGGCGTGAACACGTAAGGAATGAAGCTCGTAAAAAAGGTGAAGATGAAGGATGGGCATTGACAGCAGAAATGTGGCTGGAGCAAATGTTTACTGTTTACAAAAAATGAGCCTACGCTATGAGCAAGAAGCATCTTTGTTAATTACCCGTGAGTTTCTGCTCGACTTGCTGAATACAAGCACGCGGCCAAAGACCGTTAAGCAACTAAAAGAAAGGGCACGAAGGTGTCTAAGGCATTACCCACCGCTGGATGTTGATGGCAGTCCTATCTTTTCAAACGATGACTTTTCAAACGTCCGCTAATTTCGGACGGTTCAATAGTAAGTTTATAGGCTTACTTTTTTAGTTAGAAAGTCAACTTATAGGCTTACGTTTACTATCTTTGTACCAACAGTACCCGAACGCTTACCATTCAGAACAGCGTACCAGTTAGGGTCTTTTACTTAGCCCGTTGTGAGGTTTGTGGTTATCCTTGCAACGGGTTTCTTTTTTTATATTTGCACCAATCAAACTTGGCACGCCTCTGATTAAAGCGCACTTTGCCGAGTCTTTTCGGCCCGTTGCTTTCACCGTAACCAATCGGCAGGCAACGGGTTTCTTTTTATTTATTTTCACTTTTGTAAGTTTCGTGATATTTAGATAGAAAACGAAGTGTACTTTTGTCCTATCAAATAACCACAAAAACAAAACACAATGGAAACACAAACCAACACACTGACTGAAGCCCAAGCTCAAGATTTTATTCGAGCCGAAATGAAACGCAGAACAGACTTAGTGAATGACGCTAAGTTTCGCGAAATCTGCGTTAAGCACGTTAAGGGAATGGGTATATCTGCAAAGGAGTGGAACAAAAACAAGGTTCACTTTTTGATGGTATTCGCCAATGAGTTTTGCAGGAAGGAAAATGAAGAACTTAGGAACGCATAACTAACCAAACCAGCATCCGAACGGGGGCGAGCAATCAAACCCGAACGGATGCACAAAACCACAACCCATGACCACACTAACACAACTCGAAACCGCGCTAATTGAAACGCCAAACCTTAGCGAATTGGCAAAACTAAAAGGACAAATTGCAGCGGTGCGTTTGCAATCAGATACCTCCGCACACATCGAATGCGACAAAGTAACTCTGGGCGAAATTGCCCGCGCTTTACAGGTTGAAAGCCATTGGAACGGGCGCACTTATAGCCTGACTATTGAAAACGGGGCGCACTTTGTAATCCTTCAAACGCCTGTAATTGTAAACGCCAAATGAAGATGACAGCAGAACAACTGGCAGCCATTAAGCAAAGGCTATCCGAGCGCAAATTTTTACCCAATGTAAGCGTGGAAGGGCTATGTATTGCGGCAATGCGAGTCCATCAAATCGAGTGGGAGCAGATAACAAGAAAATCCAACCTTCCGCACGTAGTGAAGTGTCGGGAGCAAATAGCCTACGTTATCTACACTTACATCAATCAATCTACTTACTTGGGCATAGGTAAGCTACTGAATAGAACCCATGCTACAATCATTCACAACGTAAGGCAAGCAAGGGGCTATGCATCAATTGAGCCAAAGTACAAAGAGCAAATTGAAACAATAGTAGAGATGGCGAAGCAATGGGAACAAGAGCAGAAATAATACGCGCCCTACTACTACAAGGCAGCTACTCCGTTGTCGACTTACAAGCCCACGTTAGCCGAATACAACAGCGCAAGAAATGGAGTGATAGCGTAATCGAGAATGAGTTGAAGAAGTTGCCAGTTACTAAAGACGAAAACCTTTATACGATTATACCATGACGCAAAGCAACACAAGAGTAGACCGAATAGCATTATTTAAGAAGGTACTAACCTACGGAAAGTCAACAAAGCAATATTGCAAAGACCACAGTTTAACGAATTACGCGGCTATATCTGACAAGATTAGAAAGGCTAAAGATGAATTAAGATGGTCAAAAAAGCAAGGCGTTATAGATTATTTAAAAGGCTTTTGTTCGGACTCAAATGACATTGCATTTTTTAGAAATGATTGGTTAAAAGCTATTGAAATTTACCAAGAACAAGAAAAGAATAGTATAGAATGGACTAACATAAAAAACGGAATACCTGACGTTTCTGACGTTTTAGTTATTGGTAAGATGGAAGGTGATACAATAGCCGATATGTATATGGCAATGTTTTACGAAGATGAATTAAAATTCGTATGCGTAGGGGATTCAAGCGATAGACAAATTTACTCGGTTACACATTGGATGCCAATTCCTAAATATCCATGCCAGTAAACAAGTCCGCTTTCAAACGCTATCTTGTAATCATTCGCGAGCTGCGTGCTGCAAGTTATGATTATCCACTCACTCGGTTTGCTTTAGCCGATAAGGTTAATTCGTTCCTGGGAAATGATATTTCTGCGGCAACAGTTGAAAAAGACATACAAACATTAAGGCATGATAGCGATCTTGCGTTTTTCGTGCCAATCCGAGCGCGTAACTTAGGCTATTGGATTGAGGACGACTACCTACTATCCGAACACATCGCCAAAACGTGGAGGGTATGAGCCAAACCGAACGATTAAAAGAACCCCTTGCATTTAGTTGCGAGGGCTTGCATAATTAAAAACTATTTACTACATTTGCAACCGTTCGGAGTTAGACGCCCGAATGTAAAACGATATGATTCACACATTAAACATCTTGCAAGGGTAAAAACATTACGGGCGGCCATGTCGCGTCTGTAATTACTGTGCGTCTACACAGCCCTTGCATCTTTGTTATCTCAAATGAGTAAAATTAGCCTATTCAAAAAGCTACCGTTAAAAGGTCATCCGCATATCTGCGATGAACTAATGACGATGTTTGACTTCTTTAGTGCCGTTAAGTACGGCCAATGGAAAGACCAAGTTATCGCAATTCGTGGAATTGAAGATAAAAATACACGCGATATGGCTAAAAAAAACCTACCATCCGTCACCATTTCGGGAACTTTTAGAGAAAGGAAAGGCGAATTACTTATTGAGCATAGCGGTTTTTTAGCGGTCGACATCGATAAGTTTAGCGACAAAACTGAATTGCTGGCCGATGCCTATACTCATGCGTTATTCTATTCTGCAAGTGGAAAAGGTCTTGTTTGCGTAGTAAAAGTAAACCCCGAAAAGCATAAGGAAAGCTACGCATGGTTATCGAATTACTACTTTACTACTTATGGAATAGTAGTAGATGAAATGCCGAAAAACGTGGCGTCTCTTAGATTTGTAAGCTACGACCCCGAAATTTTCATAAACGAAAAGAGTAAAAAGTCAGGAGTAAAAGCCGAAAGTCGCGCAAAAATTCAAAGTATTCCAGTTGTTTGTCCTCCATCCGTAGCTGGCGAAATGTGTCAGGAGGTTAAGTCTTTGGGTATTGATATTGCGCCCGATTACGAAAGCTATTTGCGTTTAGGTTTATCGGTTGCGGCTGGCTTTGGTGAGGACGGGCGGTCTATGTTTCATGCCCTGTGCTTTGCTTCGCCAAAATATGATTCAAGTCAGGCCGACCGAAAATATACTGAATGCCTAAAGACCGTGCCCCGTTCAAAAGTTGGTGTTGGTACGTTCTACTGGATGCTAAAACAAGTTGGCATCCATGCACCTAAAACCAATAGCCGTTCGGTGCAAGTTGCCGCGATGGGTAAACGTGCTGGCCGACAAATTGAAGGGGTTGTGCAGCAACTTGTAGAAATTGACGGGCTAAGTCAGGAACAGGCCATGTCGGTTGCCAAAGAGGTTTATAGCCGCGATGACATAGACCTTCGCAAAGTTTCGAGCGACCCCGAAAACTTAATCGAAGGGGTTATGGAATGGATTCGCCAAAACCATCCAATTCGTAAAAATGCCATCACTCAAAAGCTGGAAGAAAACGGGCAAGAGGTTAGCAAAGAAAGGCTAAACAGTATCTATTTGCGTGGCCGCTTAATGTTTAACACTAAGGATGTAACATTTGATTTAATCGAACGGGTTATCTTTTCAGACTTTACGCATGAATTTAACCCGATAAACGAATATATTGACCATAACCGATACCGAAATGGCAAAGGTCAACTTGATGCGTTATGTAAAACGATTGCAACGGATAGCCCACACTCCGAAATCTTTATTCGCAAATGGTGTTTAGGATGGATTGCAGCATTAAACGGCCATCCTGTGCGCTCCGTATTGACTTTAGTGGGTGGACAAAACACGGGCAAGACTGAATGGTTTAGACGGTTGCCACCTTCACCACTTCGCAAGTATTACGCAGAATCAAAATTGGATGCTGGCAAGGACGATGACATTTTAATGTGTCAAAAGTTATGGGTTATGGATGACGAAATGGGTGGCAAGTCTAAACAGGATGAAAAGCGTTTCAAAGAACTAACATCCAAGTCGACATTTAGCCTTCGCGCACCTTATGGCCGACATAATGAGGACTACAAGCGTTTAGCGATACTTTGCGGAACATCGAATGAAGAAGATGTAATAAACGACCCAACTGGAAACACAAGAATACTGCCTGTGAGGGTGCAAAGTATAAACCATGAAGCCTACAATGCTATTGATAAGGATGAACTATTTATGGAGTGCGTTCGGGCTTATGAAAGCGGGGAAAGCTGGCAACTAAGCCGCGAAGAACTTGCGCTATTGGATAGTGTTGGTGCTGAATTTGAAACGACACCATACGAACGTGAATTGATTTTGTCAAACATTGCGCTACCAAGAGCGGGGGCTTATACGTCTTTTTGTACGGCCACCGAAATTAAAGACCTAATTGAAACGAGAACAAAGCAAAAGATTTTCAGCATGAAGCGGTTTGGAATGGAACTAAAAAAGGTCTTTGGTAAGCCAATTGCAAAGCGTATAAATGGTTTTCCGTGTAAGGTTTATGAAATTATGAAGATGGATGACAACAATCCTACTACACGGGAAACGCACGCCACCATTGACATTGATGAACCTCCTTTCTAAATGTAGTAGGAAGAAACCAAAAATAAAGCGATGTTTCTTTCAAACGAAAAAAAATAATTCTTAAAAAATAAAATATACATCCATTATAATATATACACTTTCTTCCTACTACAATTAACTACACCACTTAAAGTGAATAAAATCAAATAATAAATTAGGTGGTAAGAAAAGTAGTTAGTACATTTGTGAATCTTCTAACTACAAACTAAAACAAAAAGACAATGAAAGGTTATGTGTATTTTTTTCGACAACTTGAAAGCCCATATGTTAAAATTGGCTACACGAATAATGAAAGTGTATCAATGCGATTTGCGGCTTTCAAAATGTATTCACCTCTTGGGGCTACCATTGATGCAGTAATTGAATCCTCAAATGCTAAATTATTAGAATCGGAACTTCACGTACGATATGCCGCAAAAAGAGTGTCAGGCGAGTTTTTTCAAATGACATCTGATGAAGTTGAAGCTATAAGAAGGGCAAATGAAGGCAGCGATGAAAGGGATTTGAGAAATGTAATTGAGGTTTTTATTTCAAGTGGTTCGTGTGATGACATGAAGAGATTAAAAAATATGATTTTGAAAGTAGCCCCAACATACGACAATACTCAAAAGTTAAAAATTGAAGTTTTAGTTCACGATGTGGTAAACAAAAGATTTATAGGCACAAGGTTTACAGCTACTGAGGTTCAAAATTTTTTAGCTGATACCATTGATGACATCGAAGATTTGCCATCACTAAAGCAAATAGGCGAGGTTTTGAAGTTAACCTACAAAATCAAGTCTTACAAAGTAAACGGTCAAAGTAGAAAAATGTATTCAGTAGAATAAACGCATGATTGAACTACGAGAATACCAAACAGAATCAATTACAGAGCTGCGTAAGGGCTTTAAAGCACACCACAGACAAGTGCTTTGCCTTCCTACGGGTGCTGGCAAGACGGTTGTCTTTTCTGAAATGGTACGCATGGCCGCTGAAAAAGGAACGCAAACGCTAGTGCTAACGGATAGGGTCGAACTATTTGCACAAACATTTGCAGCGATGGAACGTGTAGGCATTACGCCCCAATTGATACACGCTAAAGGAAATAGAACAATAGATATACACGCATTGGTTAGCGTTGGAATGGTGGAAACGGTTAAACGTAGGATTGATGCAATTGCATTCTACAAACCGACATTGATAATAATCGATGAAGCGCACAAAGGAAACTTCACAAAAATACTGGACTTGTTTCCAATGGCGCGAGTTATCGGAGCAACGGCCACACCAATAGGAAAACACTTTTACAAGTATTACACGGGCATTGTTTCAACTATTGACATTCCAGAGTTGGTTGCTAATGGCTACCTTTCAGAATGTCGAGCCTTTCAAATGCAAGATGATTTAAGCGATTTAAAGACGGTTGCTGGAGAATATACGGAGGACAGTCTTTATGGCCACTTTAATAAGCAAAAGCTATTTGATGGAGTAATAAGCGAATGGCACAAACACGCAAACGGAAAAAAGACAATTGTATTTAACGTGAACATCCAGCACGCTATAAACATGACAATGGCCTTTAATGCTGCTGGCATACATTCAGAGTGCATAACAAGCAAAACGCCAACTGATGAAAGGAATCGAATACTTAGCGCGTTTAAATTAGGTTTGTTTCCTGTGCTGAATAATTGTGGTATTTTAACAACTGGCTACGATGAACCGACAATCGAATGTGTTATTATGAATCGGGCAACTAAAAGCCTTGCGTTATGGCTGCAATGCTGCGGTCGTGGTTCTCGAGTTATTCATGGTGTGAAATCGCAATTTACTGTTTTGGACTTTGGTTTAAACCATAATGAACATGGAATGTGGGCAGAACCTAGAGAATGGAAAATTGCACCTCCAAAGAAGAAAAAGACGCAAGACGTTGCTCCAGTTAAGGAATGCCCGAAATGTAATTCAATGCTATTTGCAAGCGCAAGGACTTGCCGATATTGCGACCATGAATTTCCAATGGATGGCAAGCCGCTAAGCGTTGGAAGCATGGTGGAATTTACACGCGAACGGGGCGCGTATACTGGGCGAAGGTTTAGCACTTTAAACGTAGATGAATTAATCGAACTGGAAGCATCAAAAGCGTACAAACCTACCTTTATTTGGAGGGTAATTAGATCACGTGGCAAAGCAACTATTCAAGAATACGCAAGCAAAAAAAGGTATTCGAGTGGATGGGTTTACAGGCAAGAAAAGGAAATTAATAATTCAGAATTTAACGACTACATCATAAAATGAAATCGGAGGCAGCAATACAGGGCGAATGCGTAATGTGGCTATGGAACGAACGACCAGAAACACGGGGTAAACTTTTTGAGGTCAACAATAATCCACTAAACAAAATAGACGGGGCGCGAAGAAAAGCGATGGGTATGGTAGCTGGCGTGTCAGATTTGATTTACCTCCGTGATGGGTTGCCGCCTTTGTGCATAGAGATGAAAGATGAAACAGGCAAGCAATCACAGGCACAAAAGGACTGGCAAAAAGTAGCCGAATCCGTTGGATGCAAGTATGTAATCGTTCGCAGCCTTGCGGAGTTTCAAGAATTGTTCGATGGCGAAGGATAAGGCAATAGTGCTACTTACTACCCAACCAACCCACACCAGAGCCTTCCAACGCAACGGTAAAACGTATTGGGTGGATGGAATTGAACAACGGGGCGAAGATTGGTATTGCAGCATTCGGGAAGCTGACGGTCAAAAGTGGTGGTGGATTGAGGAATCAAAATGTAAATAAATTTATTTTAGCTTTTGTATGTTTTAAGATAGTTTAATAGAAAAGAGTAAACGTAGATTTGACGAATAATTAAAAACCATAAAAACAAATGAACCAAGCAAAACTTTTTGAGGACAATGTTAAATTTATTACAGTTGAATCTGTGATAGGGTCGGGCTACGAAAACGATGTAGCTAAATTAGCAATACAGGACAAGGTGGCATATCGAGCCGCCCGAAAGAATATGCAAATACACTCCGCTGTTATTTTGCATATAAATGATGAATTTGCGGGATTCTTTACGTTTCAAATTAACCATGATGCAAAAGAGTTTTGTTTGCTTCAATCGGCTATGGATTTGGACAAAAAGGACAAACAGATTTACGCTAAAATGGTGGGCGAAATAATCAAACAAAACACGTTTGGTTATCCAATGGTAATGACTGTTAGTCAAAAGCACGATTTGGAAAACCCTAAAGTATTTGCGCAAATCGGGTTCAAAGAGTATTTGAATTTAAGCGGATATTCATACATGGTTTATGGTGAACTAAAACAAGTTCGATTGAAACGCTTAGCCCACGCCACAATGACAAACGTGTGGAACAGCACAAAAGGCGATTGGCTTAAAATGAAAAAAGAATGGAACGAAAAAATTGAAGCCGCTGGTGAACGTAACGGTGTTATAAATCCAAAGTATGCAAGCCGTGAGGGTGCATGGATGGGTGACAATGGAATGTCTAATGTGGTTTTAGCAACGCAAGAAGTAGCGGAGGACGGGACTATAATTGACAAAAAAGGAAAGTCGTTTAACGGTAACGTATCGGTTTTAGACCCTGTTGCCTGTGAGGTAATACTCCGTTTCTTTATGCCTAAAGATGGCGTAAGGGTTTACAATCCTTTTGGTGGTGGCGTTCAATTTGGATTTGTAACAGGTGACCACGGCTACGAATACACATCGAGCGAAATACGACAAAACCAATGTGACGCAAACAATGCAATCTGCAAGGACTTTTACAGCACGAAATGGGTTAAGTCCGATAGTTCAAAGTTTAAGCCAAAACAGAAATACGATTTGGTTTTTACTTGCCCACCGTATTACCAAGTTGAGGACTATTTGGACTATGACGGCAAACCGCCCGTAGGTGAGTTGAATGCAATCCCAACTTACGATGAGTTTAGAGATACGCTTTTTGCTGGGTATAAACACGCTATTGATGCCCTAAATGATAATTGTTTCTTTGTCGTAATGACAGGCGATAGCCGCGATAAAAACGGGGCGTATTATGGTTGCGAAGCGGAGCATGAAATTTTCTTCAAGCAACAAGGGCTACACATTTACAATAAAATTATTTATTTGGAGTGTGAGTTTACACGCCTTGCCCACGCTAAAAGAACGCTGCATTATCGCAAGTTTCCAAAGCGCGAACAAAAGATACTTGTATTTTACAAGGGCGATATGACTAAAATTAAAGAGCGTCACGAAAATATAGGCCGTCTGTAATGCGCAATTATTCGCACAAAATTTCACTTACGCAAAACTCAAGAGGTATCTACTCGTTAGATACCTCTATTGGGTGCAATAGTGGAATGACAAATGAAAAAGGCGGCTGTTATGGTGATTGCTACGCTGCAAAATCTGCTAAACTTTATGGGTACGATTTTTCAAAAACGGTACTCCGTGACTTTATAAATGAAAAGCACAGGCGCAAAATAGTAGATGGAATTAACCGCGTAAAGCTTGATTTTATACGTATTGGAACAAGTGGAGACCCGTCCGAAAATTGGGAACATACCATTAAAATAATCAAAGGAATTGAGAATTGCAACAAGCAAATTGTGATAATTACAAAGCATTGGACAAACCTAAACCAATCGCAGTTGGATTATTTAACTACGGTGAACGTGTGTATTAACACCTCCGTTTCTGCATTGGACAAGCCTAATTTAGTTCAAAACAGTTTGGAGCAATACGAGTTATTAAAACGATATTGCAAGTCGGTTTTACGGGTTGTTTCGGCTGACTTCAATTTAGAAAATGAAACGGGTCACAAATTGGCAAAGGTTCAATCTGAATTATTCAAAAACGAAAACACGCTGGATACGGTTTTGAGATTAAATAAAAGAAACGCTTTAGTAACTGATGGCGTGGTGAAAGTTTCTGAAACTACTTTTTTAGGCAAAAAGGCTTTAGTTAGTAAATTCAAACCAAGTACATATTTTGGCAAGTGTTCAACTTGTCATGAAATGTGTGGGCTAAACATTAAGCCATCAATTCAGCAATATCCAAACAAACGAGGCACAATAAAACAATTAAAGTTATTTAAAAAATAATTTTAGCTTTTGTATGTTTTGAAACATTTAATTAGAAACACTACCCCGATATTTGACCCAACAAATAACCACAACATGATTACTAAAGAAAACCAAGAGTTGCATTTAAAAATGATTCGCTCGATTGAAAACATTATTACACTTAAAAATAATGTAGCAATGGGATGTGAAGAAGATGAAGCCGAGCTGGAAAAGCAAGAGGCAAGAATACCAGCGATGAAAGCGTGGGCAAATTCAAATGGAACAACAAAAGACGTTCTTTCATGGATAAGCAGCCGCCCAAGTGCTTGGGGATTAGACGGCCGTAAATTTATTGCCAGTGAAATGTATGACGTATTTGCTAACTAACAATTAAAACCACAAACAAAATGAAAGACCATTTAGATTACGACATTAACGACATTACCGTTCGTGTTGAGTACTACTTTGAAAAGGGTAGCGAAGGAACAAGGGATGTGCCACCAACACCCGACACGTTAGAAGTGGATAGCTTCCATTGGAACGGGATGGATGTAACCCAGCTTGTTAACGCTTGGGCATCATTCGAGGTAAGGAATATCGAGGAAGAACTTTTAGAGAAATTAGGATTATGAAAACAAGCGAATCAATTACAAACATAGCCGTTGCCCTACACAAATTTCACGGGCTAATGGGTAAGGTGGGCAAGGATGCTACAAACCCACATTTTAAAAACAAGTACGCTTCTTTGAGTAACATCATAGAAGCCACCACACCGCACCTTAACGCGGTTGGGCTATCGATTATTCAGTTGCCTTGTGAAAGTGGTTTAGAGACAATGCTATTGCATACATCGGGCGAATACATTAGCAGCGTATCGCTCACTCCGTGTAAAGATGCCAGCAACCCACAGGCTTTGGGGTCGGCTTTGACTTACGCAAGGCGTTATGCTTTGGGCGCGGTCTTATCTTTGAACATTGATGAGGACGATGACGCAAACAGGGCAACGGTGGCACCGCAAGCACCCGCGCAAAAGATAAGGGCTTGGCTTAACCCTACGCACCCAAAATGGGAAGCTGCAAAGAAAGCCGTAAGCGAAGGAACAACAACGGTAGCCGATATTGAAAAAACCTATGCAATAACAGAATCAGACATTAAATTACTTACATCAAAATGAACAAGCCACTTTATCAAATTGAACAGGAGTACATCGAACTTGCAACCCTTTTAGAACAAGAGGAATTGACACCCGAAATTGAGAACGCTCTGGCTATAAACCAAGCGGAACTACAAGGTAAAGCAGTCGCTTATGCCTATGTGATTAAGCAAGCCGAGCATGACGTGGAAGCCATCAAAGCCGAAATTGCAAGGCTACAGGCATTGGCAAAATCGGAGGAGAAGAAAGCCGACCGTTTGAAAGCTGCAATCTCACAGGCCATGCAATACTTTGAAATCACTGAAGTAAAAACGCCACTAATTAAGCTATCATTCAGAACGTCCAAGCGATGCGTGAATGATGGCGTGGCTTTCACTTTAGCCGATAGATTCACTACCTTAGTACCTGAAAGCCGCAAACCTAACCTAACCGCAATCAAAGCCGCTATTGAGAATGGCGAAGATGTGCAAGGCTACAAAATCGAAACAATAAATAACCTTCAAATTAAATAATTATGTCACTCGAAATCAAAGGAAAAATTAAGCTGATTAACCCAACCGAAACATTTGGCAGCGGGTTCACAAAACGCGAATTTGTAATTACAACCGCAGAACAATATCCACAGGATGTAAAGTTTGAGGTGGTGAAGGATAAGTGCGACACGTTGGATAAGTACAAGGTAGGGCAAGAAATAACCGTTCAATTTAACATTAGGGGAAATGAATACGGTGGCAAGTATTACGTGAGTTTGCAAGCGTGGAAAATTGTAGTTGGGCAACAGGCAAGCGCACCTACTCCGCAAGTATTTGAAGAGGAAGAGAATACGACATTACCGTTTTGATATGCGAACCCTATTAATTACCTATTATTTCAGTTGCCTACTTTGCCCACTTGCTGCCTATGAGCCGCACGTGTGCAAAGAGGTCATTAAGCCGACACCAATACACGTTATGCTGTTTAGCGTGAATCAACAAAGACTATTTTATAAAGAAATAAACAATGGAAGATAAGCTATTTGAAATTTACCGTACACATGGCATTTGGATTTGGGCGCAACCAAAAACAAGGGAAACCGACAATTCAGTTTGTTGGATTGCTAACGGTAGGTATGTACCAACTAAACGGAGTAAAGGATTAGAGGTTGATGCTATTAGCTACAAGGAATGCGCAACACCTAAGGATGCGTATGAACACGCAATTAACTACTTAATTTCATCTATAAAAAATGATTAAAGCAACCCTAACCCGAACCTACACACCCGCTCAAACGCTGGGCGAGTTGGTGATTGGCAATTTCAAATGCAATACTTTGGAACTGGCTTGGAAGGATAACGCGGCAAAGATTAGTTGCATTCCCGAAGGCGTGTACCAAGTCGTTCCACGTCACTCCGCAAAGTATGGCAGACACCTACACATTACCAACGTGCCTAACCGTTCTTTTGTGCTAATCCATTGGGGTAACTACGCTGGGAGTATTAACCCAAAGACGGGGCAAAGTGACATCAAAGGATGCGTGTTAGTAGGTTCCGCAATGGCCGACATCAACAAGGATGGAATACTGGACATAATAAATTCCAAGCCTACATTTGCGGGATTGATGCTTATGTTTCCTGATGGGTTTGAGCTTATCATTAAGAGTTAACTATATTTCCACAACGTCCATCTAATTACACAACTAAAGAAACTAACGTAATACATTTGAGCCATGAGCAACCAAGCAAACAAAGACATACCGATTGAGGGCATATTCACATTAGCCAGCCAACTGATTGATTTAATCAAAACAGGCATCGAAAAGCGTGGGCTACTTCGCGAACGGGTTAACCGTTTGGAGCAAGCACTACTTAAAGCTGCGGAGTACAATTTGATACAGGATGAACGCATTAAAGCCCTCGAGGACAAATGAAAACATACGCAATAGTATTGACCGATTCGCACCCGTTAATCCCAAAGAACACCAAGCTATTGATGTTTGACACTCGCGGATTTGGGCGGCAGTTTGGCAGCAAGCAAAATGGTGATTACTGGAGTGAGGCCTTTATTTTAAGCAAACCAAGTTTGTTCAAAATAGTAGAAGAAAATGAGTAACTATAGCCACATCACAGACGTGCTAAAGGGCGTGGAGGTAGTTGGTAAAGCGCGGCCAACACGTTACACGGCCATTCACTTCGATGGTCGCACAGTTAAGCATTCGGGCACGTTTAGGGATTTCTGCACGTTGCACAAATTCCCATACCACACGCTAAAAACACAAGGAAGCACCGCGTTCACGGTTGGTTATAACTGGGAGGGGTGGCAATTCACAAAGGAAAACTAACAAAAATGAACCCAGTACTTTTGACAATCCCCGTATTTATCGCAGCCACGTTAACGCTTGCGTGTGGTATGCTGTTCGCAATTATCCACCAAAAGGATGAAAGGATAGCTGACCTGTTGGAGGATAAAGAAATTTCGATTAAGGCAATTACCACGATGCGGAAACTTTACGAAGTGGAGATTGAAGTATCAAAGAAACTTGAAGATGATTTACTTGAAGCTGACAAAGAATATGATGCGAAGAATCGTGAGTTAAAAGCCGCTAAGGAAACTATTCAT